GAGAAGCTGTTATGCAAACTATTTGGAGATTTATTTCTTCTATTTATTCTGATAGAAAGGAGCTTGGATTGCTTAAGTCTGTATCTAGTAATTGGAGTAAGTTCAAAAATGATAAAGTAGCAAAGTATAATCTAAAATAGGCTTCTTTTGAAGCAGCAATGTTGTTATATGTATTACCACAAATGACTGCGTTTATGTTAAGAGAAGCCGACGAAGATGATGAATCGTGGTGGAAAAAATTCTTTGCATACGTTATGATGCGCGTATAGTTCGAATCTGGTTCACCATATAATCCAATGGACCTATATAATACTATCAAAACTCCAACACCAGCATATGGGCCATTCGACAATGTAACAAATTTATTTTCATTGTCTTATGAAACTGTAAGAAAATTAATAGCTGGTGAAGATTTGTCTGAAGAAGAAATCAAAAAGGGTGCGTATAAAGATAAATCTCAATTATTTAAAACTTTGATGAAAGTAACACCTCTTAAAAATCCATATGAACAGATTATGGGTATCGAAGATAAAATGCGTTACTATCAAAATCAAATTATGAAAGAAGAATTTGAAGAATTAGATTAAAAATAAAAGCCTAGGAATTTACTCCTAGGCTTTCTTTGTTTAAGATTTTCGCAAATGTAATAACATCCAATATATTGTTGAAAGTATTACCAATATAATTAGTAAATTGTATAGCTACTTGACATATTAAACTACTACTTAAAGCTTTACTTCCAAGCACATTTAATAAGTCATATTGAATCTGATTTTTATCATCTACTTTAATAAAGTAAATAGTATAAATTTGATTCTTAACTAAAACATATTCTGGATTTAAGCAATTTGAATTTTCACCAAATTCTTTATCTCTAATATTATTTACGCCTTTAAATACTACATAAATTCCTTTATAATTAGTATATAATTGTAAATTTGTTTTAGTATATATATCAATAAAATCTTTAACAAACCATTTTGATGGTAGATTGAAAAGCGTGGCTAATACTAACCACGCTTCTTTTATTTCCTTATTCATTTACAATATCAAATTGTTCATTAACAATTACTTTATTGTGTTTTACTGCTTCGATAGGAAATTCTTCTACACATTGGTTTGTCATTAATTCTACTAACATATCTTCTTCATTTTTAGCTATAAAGTTCTTCAATTCCATCTTGTTCATAGTACTCTTGGGTATGTTCCCACTGATCAGTACTGATATGCCATGAAATTCGTTTGAGAGTGTCTGAAATAAGACCAATGCGATTGTTTAACATTGTATCATCTTTCATATTAAAGACTCTAATTTCATTATTAGCGTCTTTACCTATGGCTATGATATATGCTTCAAAATCATATTCCTCAGAATTAAGATTTAATATTTCTTGCATATACCATTGAATTGCTAAGCCATAATAAGCAATTTGTCTATAATAATCGTATTCTTCTACACTATGTGCAAAATTATATACGTTTTGTGTCGTCTTTAAGTCAATAAGAATTATCTTCTTATTCGTATGATCAAAACATACTCTATCTAATAGAGATTTACATTGCATATTGAACTTTTCTACTTCCCAGTTAATATGGAATTCATTATGTTGTTCAAATGTAATTGGTAAATTGTAGAGAAGTTCGTTTGCTTTTTTATGAGCTTCAATGTTTTCTTTAATCTTTTTAAGCATATTTAAATCTGCAAAAGATATAACTTTCTTATTATCTTTTACTTTACAGTATTCTATATATTGAGAATACTTGTCACATAGCTCTGTAGCCTCTTTTAAGACGATTTCAGAGGACTTTGAGTTGTTATATGAAGATTTATATGCTTTAATTTTTTTCTCGTCTTCTAGGAGCTCTAATGAGCTTGCATAAGCTTCACAGAAATCCTTTTGTTGTTTCACTTTAGGTACTTCAAAATCAAGAATAATATAATCTTTCCAGAATTCATCTGGTTGAAGTATATATTCGTGAATCATTGTACCTTTTTCTAAGAAAGAACCTTCAAGTTTGATTCCTCCACCATTCTTGTAGTCTTTCAAAGATTTTGGACCATATTTAAGAAAATATCCAATATCGCTATTCGAATAGCGTGACATATCTTCATAATATGGAATATCAATGTTCATCTTCTTCATATTATCAATCACTAAAATCTGTAATTATCGCTGATTCTAACACATCTGCAGATGTATCCCATGGAATTTCATCTTCAGGTACAGGACCATTTTCATTTTTTAACGATTCCAATACTGCCAATAAACCTTCATTGTGTTTAGCTATTTCATTAGATTTTGGGCATGAAAATAAACCACTTTCTTTTACTTTCATTATAACATAATCTAATGTTGGAATATCGATGTTTTTCATAGATTCAATTTTAATAATTACACATTTAAATTTCTTTTTACGGTTATACATATCATCTAATATGGAACAATTGAATCGGCATAATATAGGGTTATCTTCTCCATCATGCCAATGTCCAAATAAATGATACGGTGCATGTGAATTACTTACTTGTATATGTGGATTTTCATAAGGATTATCATGAGTAAGTAACACATCACATTTGGGTATTAATAAAGGATTATCGTTAAAATCTCTTTCAAATGCCCATTTACCTTTTTGAAATGTTATTGGTTCAATCCAAGGAGTTCCATAAAAATGTACATCTTCATAATAGAATGATTCATCTATTAAGAATTCAAGTTTTTTGTTACTTAGTAATGACATGTTATCTTTAAACCACCCCCAGCATTCGTTATACATTCTTTCTAAATAGAAATCATGATTACCAGGTGTTATTATTACTTTTGAACAGGGCAAACTTTCAACCCATTTTATAAAACGAGTTTCCCACCATTTTTTACTAGCGGGTATATCTCTCTGGTCATTTAAATTAATAATATCCCCACAGATGCATAATACATCACATTCGGGGATATTAATATTTAAATCACCATGTATATCACTTACGCTGCACAACAACATGGCTCAACCTCCCAGTTAAGATCTTTTTCGAAATCAAAAGATTCAGTTATTAATGTTTCTAATTCTGATTGAATTAGATTTTCAACTTCTTTTTCTTTTGGTGTTTCTGATAACTTAGTTTCTCCAATGATTTCCATATTCATAAACTTAGCTACCATTTCAACAGTATATTCTTCATTTTCTAATAATTTTACTTCTTTAATCAAAGCAAGCATATTATCAATAGAAGGCAACTTCATGCGGTTTGTAATGAAATCGGTTACTTCTTCTTTATTGAGAACGTTATATTCTTCTAATAAGAATGGTAAAAATTCATAATTATCTTTAACAGTGTATTTACGTAAGTAACGAATACGTGAACAACGATCTTGCATATATTGACTTACACGACCTAAATCATTACAAGTCATTAATACAAGTTTCTTACATGTCTTTTCTACTCCGTCTAAGAATTCGAGCATTTGTTCAGTGTTCCAATTCTTTTCAACTTCATCAAGAATAAGACAACAGGGTGTTTCAAATTTCTTGAATACTTTAGTTAATTGACGGATTGGGAATCGAGCACTGACTATAAAAATAGGTAAACCAGAACATTGTGCAAGATATTTTGCATCAACTGATTTCAGTGTTGTTATCGTTAAGCTTTTTATCTTAACTTCTATATCTTCTTATTCGATATAGCTCAGCGTACATTTTCATCCACTCAAATGGTTGGGATGCAGGACACTCTTGGGAATATTATATTTATTCAATTCCTACGCGTTACGCAGCTATAGACCCTTGCGAAATGTCTATAGTTTGCTCGGTATTAACATCACAGTCTTCACCGATTTTGCCCTGTTGTAATCCATATAATTCCTTATATAGACGGCAATATTTTTTATATAAATTATATTTTCTTTCTAAATATATTGAAGCATTGTCATACAATAAACCTAAAATAGATAATGCTGTAAAATGAACAAAAGTTAATTCAGGACAGTAGTTTCCTCTATTATCATAACTTATTTTTCTATTTGGTTTTCCTAATAGATTAGATATATTTCGTAATACATCATTTGTTCCACATAATGAAAAAGCAATTTGTGTATGTTCTTTATTTTTATGAGTAATACACCCATCACCATCAAAATAACCCCTAATAAAATCGTACACTAATTGTCGGTCTTTAAATATTTCTAATTTGGGAAATTTTAAAGTTAAAGATTTTCGTGGAGTACATCCATAATCATTTAATACATTCCAAAAATGTTTACTATTAAATGTACTACGATATGCGACAAACGTTTTATTATTCGCTTTGCAAATTTTTTTACTTATTGGTCTTTTATGTTTAACGAATTGATTAAATTTTTCTAAATGTTCTTTATCTTTTTCGGCCAAAGACATTTCAAAATTATAATCTCTAGATGCGATGCATCCATCTGCCCAAATAAAACCTAACCAATATGCTTTTTCCTCTGTATCAATTGAATCAAATATATGTTCATCAAACTTTATTTGATTTTGTTTATTTACAACTTCATATCCTGCAGCTTTTATCGCATTGGATATTTTCATTGGAGGTATTCCATATTTTCTTTTTAAAAATTGAATACTGCACCCTGTTTCAATATATTCTTTTACAATCTGTTCCATTTGTTATACGTTTTCATATATAACGAAATGGAGCAGGAAATGTTATAAAATATGTAAATTTATATACAATTACCAGTACCCTTCTCTCCAGCAAACATTACACCAATATTTTGATCAGAAGTATTATTGAAATACTTCATTACTCGATCTTTTAAGAATTTACTATCATTAGATTCGTAAATCTTTGTTGGCATATTAAATTCTCCGTTTTCTTTAATAATTGCTTCATCGTTCCAACTATCCCATTCAAGAGAATATGTTTGACCTGGAATAAGGTCATAGTCACTACCTTTTGGTTTTGCGACAATACGGTCGCCAAGTTTAATAAATTCACCCATTGTTTAAACTTTTAAGAGTTTCGATCAATTGATCAACTTCTTTTTGAGTTCTGACAACGTGATATTGAGTCTCTGGTTCATGAACACTTAGCCAGAACTCAAATAATTTCTTTCTCAAGGGGAAGGCTTCGTTGGCAAAGCCTTTACATTCTATAATGAAACCTTTTCCCACAAAATCAGGTAAGTATGTCATAGCTCTGACTTTTTTACCATGAAAAATAAAAGCTGGAAGTAGTTCATATCTATGCTGTTCATATTCAGCAAAGATATTGGCTTCTTTCAGCTTTTTGTATGTATAAGTTTCTAGCTTACTACGAAACTTAATACCATCAAATATGTTTGGAGTCGCATTCTTTACACGACCCTCGCTTTTTTTCTTTCTCTACTTCCGCATATATGTATTCTTTTACTTTTTCGAATCCATTTGCTTTAATTGCATCTGATATATCTTTAGCATTAAACCTTTTTGGCATTAGTATGCCATTTAAGCCTGTTTTAAGGCTTATTTTGCGAAGATATTTACATCCCGGTACATCTCTATCAAAACAAATTAAAACTCGCTTAAAACGCTTTAAAATAGCGTTTAAGACATTGTCTGATATAAATGTACTTTCAGATGCTGGAGAAATAGCTGGAATACCCATTTCATAGAGACACATTACATCTTTCATTGACTTTGTAATAATGCATATGTCTCCTGATTTGGGTAATTGTTTGAATCCTTGAACATCATCTTGTTCTAGATTATTTCTCCATTTAGTATATTTATCCCCTAATGGTCTATATACTTTAAAGTGATTATATACTTTATAAGCATACATTGGATTAGTATCTTTATAGATACCTTTCACAACGCCATTGCATAAATAATATTTAATACTAAATACATCAAATTTCTTTAATGTTTTTTCACTAATATGGAACTGAGACCAGTAATTGATGTCAGTAGGAGTGAAAGGTTGCCGTACAATACCAATTACTGTCTCTTGAGACGGTATATATTGCTTAGAGCTATCGAGTTTGGTGTCATTGGTAATTTTAAGTTTTTCAACTATATCAAGTAATATGTCTTGATAGTTAGTTTTACCAGTATATAACTGTACAAACTTAATTATATTACCACACTCACCTGTACCATGGTCTTTAAACAGTAGTTGTTTTGTACGCTTAGAATAATATACTCCAAATGAAGGATTTTTATCCTTTCTAAATGGACTATTATAAATCATACCTACTTTAAATTGACCAATGTAATGAGCATATATGTCATACTCACTTACTTTAGAAAGTATCCAATCTAAAGTAATATCATCATTTGGGAGTTTTACTCGCTTTTTGTCATACATATGCTACTATTTTAAAATGTGCCCGAAGCGGGAATCGAACCCGCACGTTCCTTTCGGAACCTCAGATTTTAAGTCTGATGCGTACTACCTATTTCGCCATTCAGGCTATTAGCGTACCCCTTTCGGGGTACCTAACAATTCCGAAAAACGTATTTCTACGTGTAATATTTTAATTAAAATGGCAAATCGTCACTTGGATTATTAGCCAAATTATTCATAATTGGAGTTGCTTGTTCAACAGTAGTTGATAATGGATCAACTGGTGTTTCAGCATCTGCAATTACAGGCTTCTGCATATTGTCAATTCCAAGAATTGCAATAGCTGAAGTCTTACCTTCTGGTAATACCATTGGTTCAATAAATGTATACTTACTATATCCTGGTAGAGTAGTATATCCTTTATTGTTATATACTACCTTAACACGAAGTAATTTACTTTTATCTGCTGCATTTAGCATAGCTACTACCCATGCAGCAAAATCTTCAAACGAACTTCCGCTGAAGTTCAAGACAGCATCATCATAGAAACAATGCAAGATTTGAAGCATACGTGAGAACTGACGGTCTTCACGTTCTTGTAGTTGGTCCTGAGTAGTTACGAAACCACCAAGAGTTGGCTTCCATTCAGTTTGTGTCAAAGTAGCACCATCTTTTTCAAATACGATTTCTAAGAATGTATTACCATTCGGAGATGTTTCTACTTTAGCTGACTTCAACTTAACATTTTCATTAATACCAACTGGAATATACTTAATATCCTTAGTTTCAATCTTACTCGCTCTTTCCTTACTATATGCCATAATTTCTCGTATTTAGTTATTCTGGTAAAAATATTTTTGTCATATCAACTGTAATGTTATTGTTTTCATCACTGGTAGCTACGACAATTTTCTTTCCTCTCAAATGATTAGCTCGTGCTTCTCGAATACTGTTATCTCCACCTTCAAATGATACAATAGTATCACTTTTCTTACGGTATACGTATCCAATTGCATCTGCTTCTCCACACAAAATATCACCAAGTTTACCTGTCAAATCGATTGACATTTCGCTTAGTTCTTCACCTTCTTTGTTAATCATCTTTTCTTTCACATGAGCAACAAGAATTAATGATTCACAAAGATCTCTGAACATATCGATAACTTTTCGTACTGCTTGTCTAAGGTACATGTATCCACTACCGTTAGGTAATGTTCTTACATCTGAACCTTGATATGTCTTGCCCATAGGCGTTTGTCTATAAAGTTGGACTGCGTACGATAAACACATTTCTTCAAGACGTGTTGCGTTATCAATAGTAATATACTTATATGGAAATTTACCTGCATTTTTAATTTCTTCACGTAATGCGTTTGCAATCTCTGCAAAATCATTTACTGTTCTTGCTTGAACAACCAATGCAGAAAGAGCTTGATAACCGTTTTCGAGGTCAATAATTAAATTGTTCTCTAAACTAGCCATCAATGTACTCTTACCCGCTTTTGGTCTACCAAACAGAATTAAAAACTTAGGGTTGTTAATCTTTGGAGTACTTTTTTCTTTAGGTAATATTAAACTCATGACGTCTGAATTTAACTTTACTTAAGGAAATGAGTCTGATATTTTCTGAAATTATTTAGTAAAGTAAGTTGTTTTTATTAAGCTGCTTCATTAACAATGATGTTAATATTATAAATTACACTGTTAATGGTTGTAATTTCTTTTTGTGACAAGTTTTCAGGAAGAATGAAATAATCACCCTTCTTTGGGATAATTGTCATACCAATTTGAATAAAATTCTGATAAATACGAACCGGTGTACCAAACCATTTATAGTCATAACCTTTATCGAGATACTGACCGGTACTATTTGCATATTCATCCAACTTCTTCATTGCGATATCAAAATCACTAAGAAGATTAATCTTTTCAGGTCGATTCAGCGCACTGAATGGACACTTATAGTTAAAACAGTCTGAACAGCCATTATACCAATCGTTCTTCTTTATTGAAGAAATATGGTACTTTGGGTGTAGACCAAGAGAAATGAAGTCACCGGGACCAGCGTATTGCAATGATGATTCTGTTTTTGGACCATCAATACCATCCATTGTTAAAAATGGATACTTTTCTGCAATATGGTTAATTACTAAGTTCTTCAAAAAACCTTTGTTGTCATACTTCTTTTCCGGGAGTTCAAAAATATACGATTTCATAATTTCAGCCTTTTATTTAAATAATACTTTTTGTTGTGGTTCTGATGGTACGGTTTCAATCAAATTGCCATACTTCAATTCGTTGTCAAATTCTAATATGCAAGGTTCTCCAGCATCTCTTACTTTTAGAAAGTGGAGATACACTTTATTCTTAACAGGTAAACGCTTGACTCCGTAGAAGGCAAGGCCTGTAAGCTCTGGACGGCTTAATGCCATCACAAAGTCACTTGCTTGAAATATTGCATCAGAAGCTGCTAAGTCACTTCTCATAGGAAAATGACTACTTGGATTATTCAGACGTTCAGGTTGTTCAATATTGCGATTCATCTGTGAAATTTGTATGATACTAGTAAAAGATAATTTCTTCATTCGTATAAACATTTTCTGTAAATCGACAATTGTTCCTCTTTCACTATCACCTTCAACTAAAAGAGTATGGTCTAGTACTACTATTAACCATTTTCCTTTAGCAATGTTTTCATGAAAGTATATAATAGTTTCTTCTATTTTTTGTACAGAGCAAGGAGTATCTACATAGTATATGGGATAATCCTTAATTGAATTAGCTGTACTTTTTACTTTTGCAAAGTCTTCATCTGAAAGATCTTGTTCGGCACTATATAACTCAGTAGTTGTTTTTCTAAGTTGATTAGATAAACGTCTACCGATATTTCTATAGCTTAACATTTCAAATGAAAAAGATAAAACTACTATATTTTGGTCTGAATTTAAATCTATTAAATCATAGGTTAACGTGTTCGCCCATGCACTTTTACCTGAACCGGAACTACCTGCAATTGTAAAAATCATATTTGGTTCTATTCCTCCACAAGTTACACGATTGAATTTTTGCCAACGTGATTTTAATGGTCGAATAGTGTGATTCTTACGCTCTTTAATGTAATTCACAGCTTCTTCAGTTACTTGGGCAGTTGTTTTAAATGCAACTGGTTCCATAAGCATCTGAAGTTACAGGTTCATTATACATTTGTTCTTCAATGGCTTCCCACTCATGTTGAGTGATCCATTTCCACATAGTTTTCATATAACCTAGTTTACCGGTCATCATTTTATCTTCAATTTCTTTATGAAGACAATGCATAATATGTTCATGCATTGCTTTTGATTTACCAATAATTCGATTATATTCTTTTCTACATTTGTTTATATTACTTCTTAAGAAACCTTTTGTTCCATCGGGTCTCATAACATAAACTGGAAATACTTCATAGAATTCATCAAACCAAGTTTTTTCTTCTTTTAAAAGTTCTTTACTTAATTCTGAAAGACTATAAATTTTACTATCACCAGAAGTATTAACTGTGATAGTGCCATTGGAGACTAACTCTTGAATATCGTCCTCACTAATCCGGCTGAGAAATTGGTGAATGTCTTGATTGTTATGTTGATTTTCATTCATAACAAGAGTTAGAAACACTGCTTGATTAATAGATATGTTAAATTTATCAAATAATGATGTATCTAATTCTAGTACCATATACATATAGTTTTAAGAGCTAGACTGATATTATCTGATAGTATGTTGTGCTTAAAATAAGCTCAATTGTTTACATTTAAATTGTGCAATGATTTTATTTGCTTCAGTAATGTAATATCGATAATTTATTTTTGGATCTTCTTTTAAATCATCAA